TTAGAGGTGGCATAGTGTGGAAATATGAACTCACACAGGAATGCCGGGTCTTTTTTGAGCCGGTCAATAATTGCTTTTTTTTCTTCCGGGGTTTCAAAAGGGTTTATTGCCGTTCCTTCTTTGATGACCTTCAGCCGCTCAAGATACCGCTCCTTTGCCTGTTTGTCTGCTATCCGCATTACATGCTGAGTTTTAGGGAAGCGTCATGGATGTGCTTTTCCTGAAAATCGAGCGTTTGCATGAAAAGCTTTGGATTGTAGTGCTGAAGGGCTTCGAAAATACTTTGCATGACCTCCAGATAAGTTGCCAGCGGAATTTTAGCCTCTTTGTTGATGTCGCGCAGGGTTTTGTTCCACTTGCTTACAGCATCATCCAGCTTCGAGATGTTCTTTCGTATCTCTGAAACATTTACAAGGTCACCGGCTTTTTCAGATTTGACCAACTCACGGCTCAACTGGATGCGTTCCTCGGCCAAACCAGAAATGATGTTTTCGATATTCGAAATGCGTTGCGTTGGCGACGTATTGCGCGCATCACGCTCCTTTTTCCAAAGTTCATCATCAGCATTGATCCAGCCTGAAAGCGTTTTCTCACTCACATTAAGCAACTGGGAGATTTCCTTAGCGGTTTTTCTCTGTTCTACAAACAGTATACGTGCGGTCTTGCGCTCGCGGTCTTTTGCCATGATACTTGTGTCGTTAAAACAGCAAAAGTCACGATCTGAAACCGGGTTCGAAACTAGATTTGGAAGGCTTGCACTTTTGTTTGAAAGGGTTGCAACTTTGCTTGTTAGGCGTGTTTTTTCGATTGACTTTTGAGCTTTCAAACAACGCAGAAGCGATAAAAATTAATCAGAATTGCATGGCTAAAACATTCACATTCGTACTTTCAGATGAGTCATTAAACAGCTACGGTTTCAGGGTACTGACCGATGGCATTGATACCACCTTGTTTGAAAAGAACCCAATCGCCTTATGGGTACATGCCCGTTCATGCGGCTGGGATAAAAACCGCGAACCGCTTCCAATTGGTAAATGGGTGAATCTTCGCCGCGATGGCAAAAAACTGATTGCAGACCTTGAATTTGATGAAGATGATGAGTTTGCCGTTTCGCTGATGAAAAAGGTTGAAAAGGGTATCATCAATATGGTTAGCGCAGGGCTTCGTGCAGTTACTACCAGCGATGATCCGTCAGTGCTTATCAAAGGACAGACCCGTCCAACTGTTGTTCAATCGCTTCTTATGGAATGTTCGTTGGTCGATATCGGTTCAAACCGGAATGCCCTGCGGTTGCAGGATGAATACGGTGCTGACATTAACCTTAGCGACCGGGACAGCAACCACATGTTACCACTACTCAGGGACATTAATTCTCAAAATTTAGATATGAATTTACGTGAACAGATTGCTCAGGTATTAAAGCTTCAGGACGGTGTTTCGGAAGCCGATATTTTGTTGGCAGTTCAGAAATCGGCACAAGATGCCATTAAACTTTCTGACCTGAACGGACAAGTGATCACTTTAACTGCCGATAAAACACGGTTGGAAGGTGAATTGAAAACCTATAAGGATGCCGAAACGGCAGCTTTGGAATCAACCCGCATCAAACTGGTTGATGATGCTATTGCAGCCAAAAAGATTACTGCCAGCCAAAAAGAAGATTATCTGGCTTTGGCTGAAGCCAATTTTGACCGTACCAAGAAAATCCTTGACGGAATGACCGGGGTTATTCAACTCGGCGACAAGGATGATAAGGGTGACATTAAATTGGGTGCCTGGGATGCCAGACAGGAAGAAATTAGAAACAACCTTAAAAACAAATAATTATGCCAGTTACTATTGAGACTATTTATACGGCTGAGGTCGTAGAGGCATTACTTACCAGGGCATCAACCACCAATGAGTTGGTCGAAGGTGGTCACGTTCACATGGAAGTCGGAATTTCTGAAAAAACCACAATTCCACGCATTCGTATTGGGGAAGTACTTCAGAAAGTTGTTGAACAGCCTACCGATGAAGATGCTGAAGGGACTTTTAGCGCGGACGAGCGCTATTTGAAGCCAGAAGAATTTATGGCTTTTACAACTTTCAACCCTAAAATTTTCGCAAAGTGGTGGAGGCAATATCAGCCTAAAGGAAATCTTGTGTTTCTTGAATTGCCTGTGAATGTTCAAAATGCGATGTTGGCTGAATTGGCTAAAACTGTAAAATTTGAACTCGGTGACCATTTTGTAAATGGTGTTTTGGGTAACGGTAAAAAAGAACTTTTCAATGGTATCATTTACCGGGTATTGAACGATCCTGACAAGATCGAACTTGACAATGCGGTTGCAATTACCAAAGAGAACATCTTTGATAAATTGAAAGCCATCAGAGCCAAAGTCCCAAAAGCACTCAGGAATCATACAGACCTGAAAATCTTCATGAGTATTGAAGATTTTGACAAATACGATGAAGCATTGACTGCCCTCGTAACCAAGGGTGTTGATGTAAGCGAAATCAGCAAAAAAGTTTACAAAGGCATCAAGCTTGTAACACTGGCCTCATGGCCTGAAAACCTGATTATTTGCACTATTGCAAATATGGATCAGGAGTCAAACTGGTGGGTTGGTATTGGCCTTTCAAGTGACCAGGATGCAATTCTTATCGACAAACTTACGAATGCCGGTGAGAAGTATTTCTTCAAAATGAAAATGAAAGCTGACACCTGCGTTGCGTGGGGAGATTACTGTGTCGTTTACGACGGTCGTGTTTAGTTAACCAATTTAAGGATTTTTTTCATGAGACGGATAGTTTTAATTTTAGTTGTTTTGATTGCTTCGGTACTTGTTACCGAAGCTCAAAAACTGACCAGTGTTGTTCCTTATGGCTCTAAAGCCTTGTATGAGGTAACACCAGCGAATGATACCCTGATCTTTACACCAAAGTATTCGGCCAGTGCCTACGTGGTACCGGTTGCTGAAAACAAGGTTTTTCAGGTCAATACCCTTACCTCGCTCCCTTGCAATATTGTTTATTTTCAAGTGAGTGCCGATGCAACCAAACGGTATGTCACTTTCAGTACCGGATTGCAGGCAAACCGCGACAGTATAGCAGCCAATAAAACCCGAATGTGGGGGTTTATTTACGTCAAAAACAAATATGTACTACACAGCCGAACGGCAGAGTATTAATCAGATACCTTTTTTGCATTTTTCTAAATACCCGAATACCGGGGTAAATTAATATAGCCCCGGTATTTTTTAACTCTTACCCATGAGCGAACAGGATAACATTGATTTACAAAAACTCAGCCAACGGGAGCTTCTGATAGTTACCTACCGAAAAGTGGAGGAGTTGACCGGCTCGCTTAAAGAGATTGGAAGCAAACAGGAAACGCATGAAGTTAGGATAGCTGTAATTGAAACAAAGGTGAAAATATGGGCTGCAATTATAGGCGGTGCCGCCGCCCTGGTAGTTGAGTTCATCACCAATCTAACCAAGTAATCATGAATAAAAAAGAAATCCAAAGATATTTTGACCGGCGGCCAGCCGCCCAGGAGCTTTACGTGGTTAACGATATTCCTTTCATTAATCTGGATGAAGCTCAAGCTTATGCAGATCACACTGGATCGGTTGTAGAAATCAAACACCGGGATGATCCGGATGATGATGATGAATCCGAAAGCCTGAATGCCGGTGATGGGAAACCTGAAGAGGTCATCTCTGACTCAGAAACCGATGTGACGGAAAGTGGAGACGGGAAACCTGAAGATAACGAAGTTCAGGTCGAAGAAGCTGAAGAAATTGAATTGCAGGAAGGCGATACTGTTGAAGATGTTGAGTCTGGTGATGTTTTTGAACTTAAAGACGGTGAACTTCAGAAAGTAGCCGAAACGGAACAAGCTGAAGCCGCTGAAGAGAAACAGGAACAAGCATCGTCATCGGCTAAAAAGAAAAACGCACCACGTAAAAATATTGGGAAATGACAGAGTATTTCTTGTGTGCATTCGATAAGCTGATCGGGTTTGAGGGTAGCTATTCAAACGATCCTAACGACCGTGGCGGTGAAACCTGGAAAGGCATTAGCCGGAACAATTTCCCGAAATGGGAAGGTTGGGCGATTATCGACCGGATCAAGGCACAAACGGATAAAATGCAGCTTTCAAAAGTTTTGTCGGGAGATTCCGATCTGAAAAAATGCGTTTACCAGTTCTATTATCAGGTGTTTTGGATGGCTTTAAGCCTCGATAAAATACCGGTATATGCAATTGCTGAAGAAATATTTGATACGGCTGTGAACCAAGGGGCAAAAACGGCAGCGCGTTACTTTCAGCAAGCTTTGAATTTGCTCAACAACAATCAAAAGATATACAGTAATATTCTTGATGATGGGGACTTGGGCGATAAAACGCTAAGGTCTTACGATGCCTATATGCTCACGGCTAATTACCCTGGGCGTTCGCAGGAAAGAACTGTCAAAACACTTCTGAAGGTAATGAACGGGTTGCAGTTTCAGCGATACGTTGAGATTTGCCGGAACTCGGAAAATCAGGAGGTATTTTTTTACGGATGGATGAATCGTGTTTAACACTTAATTTAAAATTGATATGAAAAGTTTGAAAATGAAATTTATTATCGGACTGATGTTGGTTGTGGTAGCCACCGCCATGCAGTCGAAGGTCTATGCGACCAATGAACAGCAAAAAGCTGTAGTAGAAATCAGTCAGGCGGGCGATATCCCCCACAGTTTAGTTACTATGCCGGAAGTCGCTGCCTTGCCTGATCAATCGCTTGAGAGTGCCGGAGCTTCTTTGTATGCTCAGAATGCAATTCCTGATCAGTTAAACGATGCCTCGACCACTTCTTTGACTGATGATCCCGGAACCGTTGTTGGTGATTTAAGAGATGCAAACGGTGATTTGATAAAACCAATTGAGGTTACATCCAGTTGGCTCGACATTTTAAAATCGAATTGGGCGGAGCTATTGTTTGGGTTACTCGCATTCATTAAAATATTGGTCAGGCTTACGCCAACGATAAAGGATGATACTGTATTCGGGAAGCTTGACAGCTTGATTTCGTGGCTTGTCCCCAATCTACAAAAAAAGAAGAGTGCGTAACTCTGTACTCATATTGTCCCTATTGCTGATCCTGACCGGGTGCGCATCCATGCGCCCACGGTTGGTTCAATCAGACACCGTAAGGGTTGTAACCGAAGTCCCAAAGGATAGTATTGTATTTCTTCCGGCTGATTCGTCGGTCTTAAAAGCCTGGTTCGAATGCGACTCGCTGAACCATGTAATAATGACTGGCATGGAGACTGCCTCCGGGGACAAGGTTACCCAGTCCGCAACTTTTGATTCAGGTGTTTGGATTGTAAAGGCTCATGTTGATAGCCTTTCCATTTACTTGAAGTGGAAAGAACGGCATGAAAAAATAAAAGTTACCAATACGGTTGAAAAGGTAATTGTCAAGAAACCCGCATGGTTATTATGGCTTGCTGGAATTGGGACTGGGGCAATTTTGATATTAATTATTTTGATTATTCTAAAATTCAAATAACATGAGTTTACCTGAAGTGATTGTTGTCGTTAAAAACGGCGGTATCGGAGGTGTTACAGCATTGAATGACGGCATTGCCGGACTGATCGTGAGCGGCACGGCTGCTCCGTCTGCTGGCTGGGCTCTGGGCGTGGCAAAGCAATTCTTTTCCATCGACGAGGTGAAAGATGCCGGGCTAAATGCTGAATACGATACTGCGAATACGACCAATGCGTACAAGCAAGTGGCCGATTTCTATAAAGTAGCCGGTGACGGTGCCGAACTGTGGGTGATGGTAGTTGCCAAAACCGAAACAATGGAAGATATATGCGATGCAGCTAGTCTTCACGCTTACGCTAAATTATTGCTCGATGCTGGAGGTGGCACTATCCGTCTGGTTGGTGTTTGCCGTGTTCCTGATGCGTTATTCGTACCTACCTACGTTGGTGGTATTGATGATGATGTTATTGCAGCCCTTACCAATTTGGAGGCTTTAGCCATTTCACGGGCTTCAGTTATGGAGCCTTTTGTCGGTATTATTGAAGGTCGCGACTTTAAAGGTGATGCCGGGGATATTGAGGACTTGAAAGGACTCAGTTTTAACCGTGTTGCTGGTGTGATTTGCAGCGATAAGGCAGATAAGTCTGCCGGTGTTGGGTTATTGTTGGGCAGGTTGGCTGCCGATCCGGTGATGCGTAAGCCCGGCAGGGTGAAAACGGGAGCAATTCCAATTGCAGCCGGTTATTTTAGCGATGGTACGAAAGTGACCCGTGGTGTGGCCGATAGCCTTGATACAAAGGGGTGGATCGTAATGACCCCTTACCCTCAAAGATCAGGACTTTATTGGGGTGTTGATAATACATGCTCCAGTACGGATGATGATTTCAGCACAATTGCAAACCGCCGGGTAATCGACAAAGCCATGTTGATTGCTTACGACACTTACATCACCGAGATCATGGACGAAATTGCTGTCGATACCGATGGAAAACTCGATCCGGGGGTGGTGAAATACTACGAAGGCAAGATTACCAATGCCATCAACAATACGATGACCGGCAACGGCGAAATCAGCAGCATGAGTGCCTTCATCGATCCTTCACAGAATATTCTCAGCACCGGAAAGCTGGTGGTCAACTTATCGATTGTTCCGGTGGGCTACGCTAAAACCATTCAGGTTAATCTTGGATTCACTAACCCCGCAACAAGCGCATAATGTCAGCAGTATTTAACTCCGAAGAATTTGCATGGAGCGACGTTAATGTCATTCTCCTGGGCAAAAACATAGCCGGGCTTTTGGCTATCAAGTACAAAAAAAGCCAGACCAAAGAGTTGCGTTATGCCCGTGGCAACAAACCTGTTGGTTTTAAACGCGGGAATAAAAAGTACGAAGGTGAAATTACCATTCTGAAAAGCGAATTGGAAGCATTGAAAGATGCCGCACCAAAAGGTGACATTCTGGACATGCGTGGTTTTGACATCGTATTTTCATACGTGACAACCGAAGGAGTGATGAAAACTGACATTTGCAAGATTTGTGAATTCACCGAAAGTGAGGAAGCAATGAAGCAAGGCGATCAGAACGGTGAATACAACCTTCCGTTTATTTGTCTGGACATTGTGCCAGCATAAAGAATACTTCATTTTTATTTAAGTTTAGTTGGTTTGATAGATGACGGGAATGGCAGGGGCGTGAGTTTTGCGCCCCTGCAACCCCGGTCATTAAATACCAATTAATCATCATTTATCCATCAATCAAAACCATTTTAAATGAAAAAAGAAAATATTACCAATCCGACACCGGAGGATATTGCCGGTTGGGAAAAACTGTATGGCAAAGTACAAATCCTTGAGATCGAAACCAGTTTTAAAACTTACGATGGTCAAATTTTCGAAGAGAAAGAGGATGCTGAAGATCATGTGGCTGAATTTGTTGTTCCTGAAGGTGACACGCCGGAAGATGTCGAGTTAAAAGCCAATATGCTCAAAATTGAAGCAACAATAGTAAGGGCTTACCTAAAAAAACCTAGCCGCAAAGTTATCTCGATGGCTACCGCAGTCGGTGGTAAAGACCCGATCCGGTTTGGCGAGCTGATCCTTGAAAACTGTTGGCTCGGCGGCGATGAACACATTAAGACTAACGATGACTTGTTCCTCGCGGCAAATGCCATATTGGGA